CTCGTCAGCATCGAGGACCGCCGCGCCTTGCGACAGGACTTCCACTGGCCTGGGCTCGCCGTATTTCTTCTTGAAGTTCTTGGTGCCAGGGATGCGCAGCACCCGGGCGGCGTCCGCCGTGACCGTGTTGTCGATGGCCAGTTCGCGCTGCTTGCACAGGCGCTTGAACGCCTCGGCAATGGGCTTCCACTGGGCCACAGTCAGGGGCTTGTCGAATGGCCAGTAGCAGTGCAGCCCGCCGCCAGAGGCGACGATCCACGGGTTGCCATAGGCGTCCAGCCCTGTGTCAGCAAGAAAATTATCTAGCGCCTGTTGTGCCGCTTCGCGGCTCTCGTACCCGTCCATGTCGATGAACAGGGACTTGATGTACTCGGCGTTGTCGGCGGTGCGCTTACCCCGATCCGCAAACGTAGCAAGCGCGAAATACACATCCTGCTGCCCCTCAAGCCAGCTTCGTGCGTGTGTGGGTATCTCAGCCAAGTCTTCGGTGAAGACGTGCTGTTTCTTGGGTGAGGAGAGTTCTGCCGCACAGTAATACCCGTGACCCGGAGACGGCAAAACCGCCGCTAAGAAATCTAGCGGTTCCATGAATGTCCCGAGTTATTCGTTGAAGGGCAGCGGCAGTTGGTTGGGGTTGGTACGCGCCCGTTCGTGCTCTTTGTCTCGCCCGCCGTTGTCCACGCGGTAGGCCAGTTCCACAATGACCTCAGAGGGCAACACGCCCGCCTTGTCGATGATGGCTTGAATCTGCCTAGCGAACTCGTCGTCGCTCAGGCTTTGATACTGAATTCCTGACATGCTTTGCTCCATGCTTGTTCGTTATCGTTGGACTTCATCAGAATCTCCAGCAGTTGCTCAACGGCAGGCCGATAAGGCGCGAGCACGGTGTTCTTGCCAGTGATCCAGTTGTATACAGTCTGACGCGATGCGCCCGTAACCTGGGCGATGCGGATGACCGAGAAGTCCAAATGTACGGCCCAACGCCCGAGTTGACTCCCGAGCGTTTTGGGTGATGCCTTTACGGCCTTAACAGTCTTGACTGAGTAGGACATGGTGTGTTGGGTGGGGGTGCAAGTGGGGCGGGGCTGAGGCTTAATAGGCCTGTTCCACCCTCGCACTGATAGCGTGAACTCGCTCCATGCCTATGCGTCTGCACCCCCGAAAAAGTTACTCGTCGTCCCACTGAGCCGCGAGCTTAGCCAGATTTGGCTTGCCTGCGGTTGCGGGTTCTTCCGACTTGCTCTTGCGCTTGGTCGGCGGGGCGTTCTCTTCTTCCTCGGCTGCGGGCGCCTCGACCTTAGCCTTGGGCTTGGTGCCCTCCAGGGCCAGGGGAGCCGCGACCTTGTCCGTCTTTGCTACCGTCATGGTAACGGCGCGCTTGGCGTCTTCGGTCTGGCCCTGGCGCACGGAGCTTTCGTACTCCTCCTCGGTCAGCCAACGCATCGGCTTGAAGAAGAGCTTGGGCGCCTCGGCCTTGGTGTCGAACTGCATGCGGGTGACCAGCGTCTCGGGGCTCACGCCTTGTGCGGCGAGGTAGCGAGCGTAGGCTTGCAGCGGGCGCTTGTCGCCTTCCTCCTTGCCGAAGATCGACGTGGCGGGCAACTGCAACTGCATCACATCGCCGTCAATATCATTAGCAAGAACAACAGCGAGGCGCTGACTAAACCGGCAGGCACGAGACTCGCCCATACCGGAGCCCTTGACGTTCTGGGGGCAGGTCGCGCAGCGATCCGATTGCTTGTTCGCAGACTCGGGGCTAGGCGTCTCGCCATCCGCAGACCAGCAGTCCGGGCCAGAGAGCGTCTCACCGTCGTACGCCTTGGCGTAGAAGGTACGACCGATCTTGGGGGCAGCGTTGACGACAACCACGTCCAGATAGCGTTCATCAATTGCAGCGACCTCCTTGCCACCTACGAGTAGACGGAAGACGCCGCCTTTGATCGACACCCGCTTGCCGCCGCCACCACCAACGCCACCTGCGAGGGACTTGGCGAGGTCGGACAGTTCGCCTTTCTTGGCGAAGGCGGGAACATTTGAACCAGAAAAAAGAGCGATGTTGCTCATAGTGCTTTCTCCTTAACGAGGCTTGGTAACAGCGATATCGAACTCAGCAAGGCTGCTGAGTCCAGGGGGATGCAGACTGGGGTTCTCGTCCAAGAACGTCTGCATGTTGAGTTGCGCGATGCGCTTTTCCAAAAGATCGACGGCATCATGCTCGACGATGAACTTCTTGAAGCTGTCCCAGTCCTGCGTGTAGTACCGGGACTTCTCCTTGAGCGTGATCGTGCCGAAGTCGGTGCGAACAGACTTGGTACCGAGCGCCTGCATCTGATCCTTCATGGCGTTCTTCACCTGTTGCTGCTGCTCCTTGATGTTCTCGATCTGCTTGTCGAGGTCTTGCATGGCTGCGCGCATCTTGGTGTACATGCGCACGAGCTTGTCCATCGGGATGGTTTCTTCAGTCATTGCTTTCTCCTTATCTTTGTGTCTAAGAGTATACAGTGTCCAGAGTCGATTACAACCCCCTTTCTTTAATTTCGCTGTTGAACAGGTCAACGAGCAGTGCGTTGTCGTCCACCTTGGCGGTGAGCGCCTTGAACATCTTCTTCTCCACGGGCGAGCCCTCGATGTGGATGACGGTCACCTTGTCGGCGTTCTGCCCCTTGCGGTCAGCCCGTGCGATGCACTGGGTGTACTGCTCCACGCTCATGAGTGGGCCATAAAAAATAACCGTGTCGGCAGCGGTCAGCGTGATGCCGTGCGCTGTAGCCGCAGGCTGCATGACGAGCACCCTCGGGTTGGGCTGCGTCTGGAAACGCTTGATGATGTCGCCGCGCTTGGTGGCGGTCACGCCGCCGTGAATCTGTTCGTTGGCGATCCCGTTCTTGTTGAGGTACTCGCTGATGGCGTCGATGGCGGAGCGGAACAGGGCGAAGATGATCACCTTCCTGTCCGTCTGTTCGAGCGCCTCCATCAGGACGTTCAGACGCGGGGTAGCGTCGAACTCAACCACCTCCTTGTTGTCGGTGTAGGCCACGCCTGCTGAGATTTGCAGGAGTTTATTTAACGCAGCGGCAGCGTTGACTGCCGTGATCGTCTCGCCTGCGGCCATGACCAGCATCTGGGTCTTGAGCAGGTTGTAGTACTTGGCCTGCTGCGGCGTTAGCGGCACCTCGCGGGTCATCGTCACCACGGGCGGCAGGTCCAGGCACTGCGCCTTGCTGTAGCGGATGGCAGGCTGCAGCGCCTCGAACACCTTGTCGGCAGCGTCGAGCTTGGGTGCCCACTTGAACATCGTGATCTTGTTCATCACGGCATCGCGCCACGCGGTGTAGAACTTGGGCACCCCGTTGGGGTTGACCAGCTTGGCCAGACCGTAGGCGTCCACAGGACTCTGGGAAGCAGGCGTGCCGGTCATCATCCACAGGTAGGTGTCGGGCTTGATGATGGAGTTCAGCGCCTTCCACCGCTTGGTCTGTGGGTTCTTGTAGGCGTTGGCCTCGTCCACGATCACCAAGTCAAACCTACCATCGGCCTTGACCTCGTTCGCAATCAGGCTCAGGCCCTCGTAGTTGATGATGACGAACTCGTAGTTCTCTTGGATCAGTTCGATCCGCCGTGCGGCCTGGGCATGGTGCGCCACCACCGCGCTGCGATGGATGACGCTGTTACCCAAGTCCTGCATCCAGGCGCTGTGCATGATCGACAGCGGACACAAAATCAAAACCCTCCTAACGTCGCCACGCTTCATCAGGTAGTCAGCCGCCCACAGGGCAGACAGCGTCTTGCCCGTACCGGGATCGTTGAACACGAACGCACGGCGGTGCAGCGTGAGGAAGGAGGCAGTCTCCTTCTGGTGGGACATCGGCGTGTAGCGCCCGGGCCACTCGTAGCGCCCGTAGATGGGAGACGGTACGTTCTTCACCCCCAGGTTGCGCAGCACACGCGCTTCGTCCAGGCCCCAGTAAACGGCTACGTCGTAGCCGCCACCTTCACGGGGCAGTGCCTTGCTCTTGGGGATGAGGGAATACTTATCCGGGTTGCGCGTCTTGAAGACGAGCAACCGGTTCTCAACGACTTCCATGCTTTCTCCTGTTGTTACTTGTCCCCGCGATTGGCCTTGACGCTGCGCATGCGCAGGTTGGTCTTCGCGGAGGTGCCGCCCTTGCTGAGCGGTCTGATGTGATCTACGTCCTTGCCGTCACCCTTCTTGGCTGCGCCCGTCTTCTCCATCATGCGCCGCGCCTTGACGCGCTCGGCTCGGTTGGCGATCTGTTCGGGCTTGCCGTGGTACTCGGCGTATTCCTTCTTGTAGTCACGCGTTGCCATGATTGCTCCTAGCGAAGTTCGGATTCTTTTCGGGCGTGCGCAAGCGACTCCACCACACGGTGCGGCACCAAGTCTTCAGACGAAGGTTTCTGCCGCATAACGTCTGCGGCCAAGCGCAGGATCAGGATCGTTGCGCACTCAGTATGCAGGTGCAGCGCGCCGTACGCGTCTCCCTTGTACCCTGCAGTTCTGTCATCCACATAAAACGTACCGTCGTGCGTTACGGCGGGGTGGTGGTGACGAATTTCTTTTCCGCAAACGTGGCACTTAACGTGGCGCACGCCGCCGGTGTACTGATCCATCGAATTCAAAAAAGTCATCTCTATCTCCTAGTGCTTGGGATTGAACGTGCAGGTGGCCACAGGGCACCAGCCGCACAGCGGTGACTGTGATGGGTTCCACACCTCGGTGGCGTGCGCTGCTTCGAGCTTGGCCACACGCT